CAAGAGGTCTGGAATGACGACGCTCGCTTTCAGGTAATAGCTGCTGGTAGACGTACAGGTAAATCTAGATTAGCTGCATGGAAGTTAATCATTGAAGGTTTGACTACAACTAAGGGTCACGTTTTCTATGTAGCTCCTACACAGGGTCAGGCTAGAGACATTATGTGGCAGACGTTACTGGAAGTAGGTAACCCAGTCATTGTGTCTAGCCACGTGAATAACCTACAGCTTAAGCTAGTCAACGGTGCTACCATTGCACTCAAGGGCGCTGACAGACCAGAGACCATGCGTGGTGTCAGCCTTAAGTTCTTGGTCATGGATGAGTACGCCGATATGAAGCCGGAGGTCTGGGAGCAAATCCTAAGGCCTGCCCTAGCTGACCAGAAGGGTTCTGCGATGTTCATAGGTACCCCTATGGGCCGTAACCACTTCTATGACCTACATCAGTACTCTGTGCTGGCTAAGGACGACGACTGGAGTGGTTGGCACTTTACCAGCTACGATAACCCTCTCTTAGACGAGGACGAGATTAACGCAGCTAAGAAGTCGATGTCAGCCTTCTCCTTTAGACAGGAGTTCATGGCATCCTTTGAGGCAGCTGGTGGTGAGCTCTTTAAGGAAGAGTTCGTAAAGTTCTCAGAGGAAGAACCAAAAGATGGCCATTATTATATTGCTGTCGATTTGGCAGGATTTGCAGATGTCCAGAAAGCTACAACTAAAACTAATCGTCTTGACCAAACGGCTATTGCTGTGGTTAAAGCAGGCACTGAAGGTTGGTGGGTTGCTAATATCATACATGGCCGCTGGGGCGTCGAAGAGACTGCCAGACGAATCTTTGAAGCAGTCAGAGACTACCAACCAATCTCAGTAGGTATCGAGAAAGGTGCTCTAAAGAACGCTGTATATCCATACCTGAATGATATAATGAAGAAGAACCAACGATTCTTCAGGGTGGAGGAGCTTACCCACGGTAACCAGAGGAAGATAGATAGGGTTGTCTGGGCCTTACAGGGTAGGTTTGAGCACGGTAATGTAACACTTAATAAGGGTGAATGGAACGCTCCCTTCTTAGATGAGTTGTTTCAGTTCCCTAACAAGCTTGTTCACGATGATTTAATAGATGCCTTAGCCTACATAGACCAATTGGCTAAGATAGCTTACGCTATTGATTACGAAGAAGAAGAATACGAATTCCTAGACACCTACGCAGGGTACTAAACTATGTTAGATTCCAACGAACCATTCACTATTGAAGAATCATTAGAAGGATGGGTAAGCAACAAAGCAATGTCTTGGAGAGATTACTTCGAGGCTAACTACTCACAGAAGTTTGATGAGTACTATCGTCTCTGGCGTGGTCAGTGGGCTGCTGAAGATAAGACTAGACAGTCAGAACGCTCTCGTATCGTCAGTCCAGCACTACAACAAGCCGTTGAGTCGTCCGTAGCGGAGCTAGAGGAAGCTACCTTTGGNNCTGATGGACGGAGAGCTAACAGCAGTTGGTGTCAACATCGTAGACCGTACTTGTGTTAAGCTACGACCCGTTATGCCACAGAACTTCCTCATTGACCCAGTAGCTACGTCCGTTGATGATGCTCTAGGTTGTGCTGTAGATGAGTTTGTCTCACGCCACGTAGTGGAAAAGCTACAGGAACAGGGTGTTTATCGTGACGTAGAGCTACAGGAAGCCCAGCAGGACTTCGATATTGAGCCTGACCACGACATTCAGTCTATATACGAAGAAGATAAGGTACGTCTAACCAAATACTACGGTTTAGTGCCTCGTCACCTCTTAGAAGACGCTATGAAAGACCCTGACGCAGAGGAAGAAGCAGTTAGCTTGTCAGATGAAGAAGAAGATGACAGCTACTACGTTGAGGCTATCGTTGTTATTGGTAATGATGGTGTTTTACTTAAAGCTGAAGCTAATCCCTACATGATGGGTGACCGTCCTATCATCGCATTCCCTTGGGATGTCGTTCCTAGCCGTTTCTGGGGTCGAGGAGTATGTGAGAAAGGCTATAACAGCCAGAAGGCGTTAGACGCGGAACTACGCGCTCGTATTGATGCTCTAGCACTGACTGTACACCCTATGTTGGCTATGGATGCCTCTCGTATGCCTCGTGGTGCTAAGCCGGAAGTACGTGCAGGTAAAGTTATCTTGACAAACGGTAACCCAGCTGAGATTCTACAGCCATTTAACTTCGGTCAAGTCAGTCAGATTACCTTCGCACAGGCAGGTGCCCTACAACAGATGGTACAGACCTCTACAGGCGCTATAGACTCTACTGGTGTGTCAGGTGGCATTAACGGAGAAGCGACGGCAGCGGGCATCTCAATGAGCTTAGGAGCCATCATTAAGCGTCACAAGCGCACTTTGATTAACTTCCAAGAATCATTCATCGTTCCCTTCGTCACTAAGGCTGCTCATCGCTACATGCAGTTTGAACCAGAGATGTACCCAGTTGCTGACTACAAGTTTGATGTGTCAAGCTCTTTAGGTATTATTGCTCGTGAGTATGAGGTTACACAGCTCGTACAGTTACTACAGACCATGTCTCCAGACACCCCTATGTACCCTGAATTAGTTAAATCAATTGTTGACAATATGAATTTGTCCAATCGTGAAGAGCTTATCGCTAAGCTTGACCAAGCTAATCAGCCTAACCCTGAAGCTCAGAAGGCGCAACAAGAGACACAGCAAGCTCAGATGGCCTTCCAAGCCTCACAGACTGCTGCACTCAACGGACAGGCCCAAGAGTCACAGGCACGAGCTGCTAAGGCTGCTGCTGAAGCACAGGCTGTACCACAGGAGCTTGAGATTGACCGTATCAGAGCAGTTACAGCTAACCTTCAGGCTGGAGATGCAGACGACAAAGAGTTCCAGAAGCGTCTTAAAATCTCTGAGCAGCTACTGAAGGAGCGTGAAGTAGCTGTTAAGGAAGGTAACAAACAACCCAACCCGCAACCTACACAAGGGCAATTGCCACAATGATACTAACAAGTAAAATGTTTGGGGACGCTATGCAGCAAGTAAACATAGCGTTTGCAGAAGTCAATAAAAAGGTTGACAAACTAGAATTAGAAGTTAAAGAACTTAAATCTAAGCAGGAGAAGCCCAGTGGCGACACCAAGAAAGGGAAAAGCAAAGGTTAAGGTTACCTCTAGCGGTAAGAAAGTAAGCTACGGACAGGCAGGTAAAGCCAAAGGCGGAGGCCCCCGGGTAAAACCGGGGACTTCTAAAGGCGATAGCTACTGCGCTAGAAGCCTAGGTATTAAGAAGGGCCTGCCCAAAGCTAAACAGAATGACCCCAACACCCCCAACAACCTTTCACGTAAGCGTTGGAAGTGTTCTGGGGCTAAATCGAGGAAATAACATGACTTGTGGCAAAGCAAAGACCAAGAAGAAAAAGAAAGCAGCTCTCCCTAAGCGTGGACAGCGTACTCTAAAAAACAAGTCTAAGTCAAAATAGTTCTTGACTTTTGACTAAAAATATGCTATAATGTACTATAGTATACTTTAGTAAGTTACTTAAATTTTAAACCTTAAACTGTCCAGTAAAGGATAAACAGTATGATAGACAAAGAATTAGAAAAGTATTACGAAAGCATGTACACGTTGTTCCGTAACGAAGGCTGGAAGTCTCTTCTTGCTGATTTACAGGCCAACTCTGTACACATTAACTCAGTGGAACAGACTACAGATGAGAACAACCTGCACTTCCGTAAGGGTCAGCTTTCCATCATTGCTAGTCTCCTGACACTGGAACAACAGATTAGAGCCGCAGAGGAACAGGCACAAGAAGAGCCTGATGAAGAAGAAGAGCAAGAAGCATCCTGATGCGGGTCATGTTTGATTTTCAATGTCCAGAAGGACACGTTACTGAGTTATTTATAGACAGTAATACTAAGGAGGCTGACTGTGCTACTTGCGGTCAGCTTTCTAACAAAATGATTACCCCTGTTCGCAGTAAGATTGACCCTATTTCTGGTGATAATGTAGGTGCTACGATGAAATGGATGAAGATGCGCGAACAGAAACTGAAGCAAGAGCGTAAGGCCAACTCTGAGTAATCAGAAGCTTTACTTACATGAAACCTCCACAATGATAATATATCACGGAGTTTAATAATGGCAACACTTATAGACGAGCGTCCAGAGGACATCAACGAAGAAGAAGAAATTACAACTTTTGATACAGCCCCTGAATCAGAGGAAGCTCCGCAAGAGTCAACTCCTCAAACAGAAACTGTAAACGAAGATGACATCCCCGATAAGTACAAAGGAAAGTCAACTGCTGATATTGTAAGGATGCACCAAGAAGCTGAGAAGCTTTTAGGCAGACAAAGCAGTGAAGTAGGGGAGTTACGTAGCGTAGTTGATAGTTACATTCAGACACAACTCGACACAAACGATACACCAGCACCAACGCAAGAACCTGAAGAAGAAATAGATTTTTTCTCAGACCCAGACAAGGCTGTCGCTAGAGCTATTGCTAATCATCCTTCCATTAAGAAGGCTGAGGAAACAACTCTACAAAACAAACGTACATCTGCGCTGTCACAACTAACCCAACGACACCCAGATATGCAAGAGGTCATCTCTGACTCTAAGTTTGTTGACTGGATTAAAGGCTCTAAGATTAGAACCCAGCTCTTTGCTCAAGCAGACCGTAGTTATGATTACGAAGCCGCTGACGAACTTCTCACTAACTGGAAGGAACGTCAAGGTGTAGTAACTCAGACCTTAGCTGCTGAGAAGGCAGGACGTAAGGAAGCAATTAAGTCAGCCTCTACAGGAAGTACAAAGGGTAATGGACAACAACAGTCTAGGAAAATCTATAGACGTTCAGACATTATTAAACTAATGCAGGACGACCCAGACCGGTACTTACAACTTAGTGATGAAATTACTAAAGCGTATGCCGAAAAGAGAGTCCGCTAACTCAAATATTATTATTTAAAGGTATTATCTCATGGCTACATCAGTATATCCCGCCACTGGCGGCATGGTTGACAACACAAGCGCAGCAACTTTTATCCCAGAAATCTGGAGTGACGAAGTTGTCGCAGCATACAAGTCTAACTTAGTTCTGGCTAACCTCGTTAAGAAGATGAGCATGTCAGGCAAGAAAGGCGACACCATTCACGTACCTAAGCCTCTCCGTGGTTCCGCTAGTGCTAAAGCAGCTAACACCGCTGTTACTATTCAGAACGGAACTGAAGAAGAAGTTTTGATTTCTATCGACAAGCACTTTGAGTTCTCTCGCTTGATTGAAGACATCACCGAAGTACAGGCTCTGGCTTCTCTCCGTCAGTTCTACACTGGTGACGCAGGCTACGGTCTGTCTAAGCAGGTTGACGAAGATTTGTTCCTGTTGGGTAAGAAGTTCGGTGACGACAACGGTAGTGGTTCCGACTGGATTCACAGCAACACTTACAACTTCTCTGGCTCTGCTGGTATCGAAGCTTACGCTGCTGATGCTGTAGCTGCTGGTGACGTATTTAACGATGCTGGTTTCCGTGCTGCTATCCAGAAGCTGGATGACGCAGACGTACCTATGGACGGTCGTTCTTTCGTAGTTCCTCCTTCCATCCGTAACGCTATCATGGGTGTTGACCGCTACATGTCTTCTGACTTCGTAGATGGTCGTGGTGTTAAGAACGGTCAGATTGGTAACCTGTACGGCATTGACGTATACACTACTTCTAACTGTCCTGTACTTGAGACTGCTGCCCAGAACGCTGCTGGTGGTGAAGTTAAAGGTGCACTGTTGTTCCACAAGGACGCTATGGTTCTTGCTGAGCAGCAGGGTGTTCGCTCTCAGACTCAGTACAAGCAAGAGTTCTTAGGAACCCTTTACACTGCTGACACTCTGTACGGTACTCAGGTACTTCGTCCAGAAGCAGGTCTCGTTCTAGCTGTAAACGGCTAAGACAACTAAGGGGCTCCTTAACGGGAGTCCCTTCTTTTACACCCTCATTTCTTATTATCACTTTTTTTCGTAGGGGCTATGAATGGCTATTTATCGAGGAACAGGAGGAGCCAGTGATTCAACTGACGATTCCACAATATCCGCAGTAACTACACAGGCAGGTATAGCCACTACTAAAGCAAGTGAAGCAGCTAGTAGTGCTACTGATGCCAATACGAGTGCGACTAACGCAGCCGCCTCAGAAACAGCAGCTTCAGGCCACGCCAGTACATCTTCCGATAACGCAACGGCTTCCTCTGGTTCAGCAACAGACGCAGCGGGTTTTGCCACAGCAGCGTCTAACTCAGCTACAGCGGCATCTAATTCAGCGACCGCAGCAGCAAACTCTGCTAACACAGCAAATAGTGCTGAAGTACAAGCAGTAGCAGCTAAGACTACAGAAATTACTGGTGTCTACAACGACATCGCCAACGTCAACACTGTTGCAGGTAATATCGCTGACGTAAACACTGTAGCTACTAATTCTTCCAACATCACGGCAGTAGCCGGAGATGCTTCAGACATCGGCACAGTAGCCGGTTCTATTACTAACGTAAACACTGTTGGTGACAACATTGCCAGTGTAAACACTGTAGCAAGTAACAACACAAACATTAATACTGTAGCTGCTGACGCAAGTGACATAGGTACAGTAGCTGGCATCTCCAGCGACGTAACTGCCGTAGCAGGTATAAGCAGTGACGTAACAACTGTAGCTGGCCTAGAGTCTAAACTTGACACTGTTATTGCGGACGCTTCTGACATTGGTACAGTATCGGGTAACATTGGTGATGTATCAACTGTAGCCGGTATAAGTGCTGACGTTACGTCTGTAGCCGATAACATGACTGCTGTACAGGCTGCTACTACTAGCGCCGCTAACGCAGCCACGAGTGCTTCCGATGCTTCAGCTAGTGCTTCACAAATACTTGACCTAACAGCCGCCACTGGTGCAGCAGGTTCTGAAGCGTCTTACGATAGTGGTTCAGGCGTTCTGACTGTACCTAGAGGCGACACAGGTTCAGTAACACTTAATTCTGTAAGCGGTAACTTAACCTTTGGCGACAATGACAAGGCTACGTTTGGNNCTGGCAAAGTATCTTCAGACGGACTTGAAGTTGATTTGACTAGTTCAGGCAATGTAGAACTAACAGGAGCTGCTAATTCAAACGCAGGGTTAGTTGTGCGTGACCCAACCGCAACTGCTTACGGCGCACACTTCAGCTATGACGATGCGAATACAGTAGTCAGTATTGGTGGCCAAACTAACGGGACTAAAAATACAGCTATCTCTATAGGTAGAGACAGTAACGACATCAGCTTCTACGAAGAC